AGGTGTCGGATCGGGCGATTCACACCATGAACGGTGAAGTAAACACCACCACTGTCGGTGACCTGTTGCCTGGCCGCGAGCCGCTGTTTTACGAGGATTTGGCGCGGTTTATGCTGCGCCGCACCAAGAAGGAAATCGCGCCGTGGCTGCCCGACAAAACCTACGCCGGTACCCTGCACGAAATGGCCGACGAGATCGACTCCGAGGGCGTCAAATCCAGGCTTGTTGGTCACTGGTTGAACATGGGCACTAAACAGGGCAAGGCGTACCTCCAAATGGAGGAGGAGGCGATAGCCAACCTCGACTCTGGCACGCTCATTGCTAACGGTGTCTTGGCTGAAATGACGCGCCTAAAGCAGTTCGCGGGAACCTACGGCAAACTACGCCGCTTCATCGACTCTGATGGCTTCGAGGACAGTGAGTTTCTGCCGGAGCTGCCGTCCAACAAACTGGACTGGCTGTTTTCGTATCTTGACGAAATCGGCATTAACAAGGACACCCGCAACGAGCATGGACCGCATGTGCAGAAGATTGTCATCGCCAGTCAGTTCACCCGCACCATTAACCTGTTTGCGGAAACGATGGAGAGGAAGGGTATTGACACGGTTCGCATCACAGGCCAGGTCGGCGGGGATGATCGCGCCGCTGCTGTGCGCGAGTTCCAGTCGGACGACGGCGCTAAGGTTATGCTGCTCAACACCCTGGCGGGTGGCGTGGCTTTGACGTTGGACCGCGCCGACGACCTGGTTATCCTGGACGAGACTTTCATCCCGGACGACCAGGAGCAGGTTGAGGACCGCATTCACCGCGTGTCCCGCAACCACAAGGTCACCATCCACTATCTGCGCACCCTGGGAACAATCGAGGAGTCGATTGCCTTGAAAACAGCGGAGAGGGATGACCTGCAGAAGAGAATCATCGACGGGGAAAGAGGAGTCGAATATGCCAGAAGCCTACTCTAGCGAGACCGAGAAACACCTGTCGGCGTCGGGTCGACGCCTGTTCAAGAAGTGCCCGTGGGCCTACCGGATGCGATATGTAGAGGGCATCAGCCCCATCGCTAATATCAGCCTCCCGCTGGTGTTTGGTGGGCTGATTCACGAGGCACTGGAGGGATGGTATGTTCCAGGTCGAGAACGCGGCGTGCCGCCGTGGGAGACGTTCAAGGATGGCTTCCAAAAGGCTGCCGTGGACCCGGAAAACGCCGGTATTTTCGTCGACGAGCAGGGCTACCAGGTGAACCTCGATCTTGGCCTGGACATGCTGCGCGGGTATGTGGAGCACTACGGGGAGGAGCCGCATCTAGAGGTGATTCAGCCTGAGCTGGAGTTTCAGGTTCCGCTCAAATACAAGACCCTGGACGGGGAGGATCGCCGCTCAATTATGGGTTTCCTTGACCTGGTGTACCGGGACCACTCAAACAGAGGCACGTTGCACATCATGGAGCACAAGACCGCGAAAAGCCTGTCAAATAGCAACCAGTTCCTGCCACTGGACGAGCAGGCGTCGGTGTATCTTGTCGTGGCTACGCAAGCCCTACGCGACCGCGGGTTGATTGGTTCGAAGGAGGTCGTGCACAACATGGTGTACAACTACCTGCAGAAAACTATGTCAGACACTCGTCCACGCAACCCTCAGGGGCTGGTGTGCAACAAGCCGAAGAAGGAGCACTACATCGCAACACTGCTGGCAGCAGGGGTTGAGATGGAGGCTCCAGAAAAAATCTCGGTCAAGGATTTGACAAAACTAGCCGAGGATGCCAAACTAACAGTGTTCGGCGATCCAAGCGCAGTGCAACCGGCCCCCCGGTTCGCACGTAAACTGGTGGCCCGCAACACCAAGGAGATGAAGAACCAGGTTCTTCGCCTCCGGCAGGATTTGATGATGATTGATGCGACGGAGCGCGAGCTTCTGCCGACAGTCAAAAATCCAACCCGCGACTGCGGTTTCTGCGAGTTTTCGCAACTATGTATACTTGACGAACAGGGGTCACTTGACCTCGACGGTGAACTTGTTCGCCGTTCCTACACAAGAAGGAGCTAGCCAAATGGCTGTTTACCACATTTCCTACACCACTAAGCCCCAGGACAACTTCGTTGCTGACGAAGACCTGAAGACCAAGCGTGTTGACGCTTCCTCCGCTCCCCGTGCCGTGGAGAAGGTTATCTCCGACCTCATCAAGGGCGGCGTTGTGACCAGCCGCAAGCAGGTCAAGGTGCTGGAAGCCAAGCTCGGCGCCTAAGCCAAGCCAAGACGACTGAAAGAAGGCTTGAAATGCCTATACAAATGCCCCCTCACATCTGGCTCAAGGAGTGGCAAACCATATGGCCGGACATGCAAGAAAAAATGTACAAAGGCAAACTAACTGCCGTCCGGGTCATGGAGTACAAAAAAGAGTCAGAGTGGAACAAGTTCTATATCGATGTGCCGATCATCACTGACTCCGGCTGGCCCATGAATGAGGTGGAGCAGGCCGAAAAGTGTGTGGAGTTCCTGCACGACGAGGGCCTAGAAATCATCGTGACGCCGGAAGATAAGGTAAGCCAGTTCGCTTCCGCTGAGGCCGCGAAACTACTCACCGGCAAGCCGGTAAACATCCGCGAGATTGGGGAAAAACATGTCTTTTCTTGATGACATCGCAACCGCTGAGGTTGTCGAGGAGAAAATCAACATCCTTGTCTTCGGACAGTCCGGCGTCGGAAAAACCACCTTCGCGGGTTCCGGCCCCGACAACGGCGAAAAGGTGCTTATTCTCAGCATCGAGGACGGCCTCCGCTCCATCGCCAAAGAAGGCAACAAAACCCAAATCAAGCGCATCAACACTTGGGGCGAAATGCTTGAAGCAGCGGACTACATTGAGCAGCACCCGCACCAGTGGGACTGGGTCGTGATCGACTCGGTCTCCCACATGCAGGAGAAACTAATCTGGTCCGACATCGTGGAACGAGGCATCGCGCGCAATCCGGAGCGGAAAGAATACTCTACCCGCCAGCTGCAGGAGTACAACGAAGCGAAAAACATGTTCATGAACATCCTCGAACGCTTCATGTCCTCCGACGCGAACATCATCATGATTGCCTTGTCCGAAGTGTCGGAGGACCAGGAGGGAGACTCCTATGTGCACCCGAACATCGCAGGCCAAAAAGGCGGACTCGCGCAATGGCTGGTGTCCCGGTGCAACCTGGTCGGTTTGCTACGGTTCGGCAAGGTAGCCGACAAGCAGGGCAAAACGCGGCTGGTGCGCCAGCTGGAGTTCAAATCCCGCCCTGGGGCATCCATCAAAGATCAAACCTCGCTGTTCGCCAAGCCGATCACGCAGCCAACCTTGGCGAAACTCGCCACGAAACTCGCGGAAACCAGCCCCCAAAACATCAAAGAAGACGTAGAAAACAAGAAAGAGGCATAGGAAATGGCTCAGAAGCTATCCTTCTCCAATATTGCTGTCCCCGACCAGAAAACAATTGAGCAGGCCGCGTTCCAGGGCTACACCGGTCCCACCCCACCTCCCGGAAAGTACAGGGCAAAGCTCGCCGGAGTTCAAATTCAGGCCCGAGATACCGGAAACGTCTTTGTTGTTCGCTACGTCATCAACGAGACTGGCGAGCTGAAGAAGTACAACGGTTGCGCGATCTTCGACCGCCTCACCCTTCCTGAACAGCAAAAGGACGGAGAGTACTACACCATCCGCCTCCGCTCTTTCAATGACTTCTGCCAGGCCGCATCCGAAGGTAAAGGCACTCTGCGTGACTTCACTAAGGCCCTCGCAGATGGCAAGTACAAGGTCGAGGAAACCCAGCGAGATGGCACCTTCAAGCTTCTGGTTGTTGCCGGTAAGCTATTCAACTTCAATAAAGAACACGACGTCTTCATTGAATTGCGCCACTCCCCTAACGCAAATGACGTCAACAACCCGTACCTGAATGTTCGCTACATTGTCATGGCCGACACAGCTCGTCTGTGGGCTGGCGAGGAAGACAACGCTGCCGCCGAAGACGATGTTGTCGACATCACTGATGTCACCGAGGAGATCGAAGATGATGAAGTCGATGGCCTAGATGAAGACGACGATGATGACTTCGACGACTTGGACGACCTGGACTAGGAGAAAACAATGCTTGCCTCAACCCGCGATCTCGAAATCGACTTCTACACCCTCCAATCATGCGGGCAGTGCGACGTAATGAAGCGGAAGCTCAACGAATGGCGAGAGCATGTGCCGGAGCGTCTAAAGGGCCATGTCGATGTGCGAATGCATCAACTGGAAGATATGACCGAAGAGGAACGCTCAGCCTTGGCAAAGGAGTATGGCGCGGTATCTGCCCCTGTAGTGATAGTCAAGCACCTGAAAAAGTACTCAGGGCCCGTCACTCACGTCACTTCTGGCTTGCAGCCAGACCGCCTCATCGACATGCTGGATGACGATGTGGTTGCGTGGGACGACCCTGATGACCTATAATCATCACTAGCCAGAACCAGCTGGCTTAAATAGTGTTTAAACGTCCTCGGATATACTCTGGGGGCGTTTTCTCTAGGAGAAAACAATGAGATTTGTTTCACTACACGGGCACACGTCGTTCTCGTTCGGGGACGGGCACGGCAGCCCCGCAGCGCACGTTGAGCGCGCCAAACAGCTCGGCATGTCGGCCATCGCCGTCACCGAGCATGGTAATGTTTCAAGCCACGTGCAACTAGAAAAAGCCTGCAAAGACGCAGGAATCAAACCCATTTTCGGGGTTGAAGCATATGTTGCTCCCCCGCAAACCAAGGCCAAGTTTCATCAAACCATTCTCGCCATGACACAGCAGGGGTACCGGCAACTCAGCCGCCTTGTCACCATGTCTTATGACGAGGGCATGTACCACAAGCCAACCATCCACCCTGAGTGGCTGCTCGACCCGAAGCTCACCAGCGACCTGGTTGTTTTGAGCGGCTGCGCTGATAGTTGGTTATCCTGTACTATCGCCGGAGGAAAAGGAACCGATTACGAGCGGATTGATAAGACTGAGCAGGTTGAGTTTCTGACGGAGGAGGACAAGGCCACCCGCTACGCTGAGGCATTCTGCCTGGCGGAAAACTACCTGGATTGCTACGGCGACCGCTTCTACCTGGAGGTCCAGCGTTTCAAGAACTACGCGCGCACCCGCCTCATCAACCAACAGATTTGCCTCCTGTCGGATGATCTCGGCGTTCCGCTTGTCGGCACCGCCGACGTACACTACCCCCTGCCGGAGGACTGGTCGACACAGCTGGCCCTCAACTCTATCGCGTGGAAAGTGCCAGAGGAGGAGTTGTCCGCGAAGCGAGACTACAGCGCCGACCCGTGCACTTTCCCGCTTAGCGATAAAGAGTTCGCCAGAGACCTAATTGCCGCCGGTGTGCCGAAAGACAAAGCCATCCAGGCCACCAAAAACACGGCCAAGGTCGCAGATCGGCTTAACGTGGTGCTGCCGAAAACCCCGGATGTTCGTTTCAGCGGTTCCGACGGCACAGATGAAACCGCGCAGAGGATGCTGGTCGACCACATCAAAAAGGGCCTGCGTCGACGGGCCGAGAATCCGCGGTTCAAGAAAGACTACATGGGCCGCAAACAGGAGTACCTGGACCGGATCAAGAAGGAACTGGCGGTTATTAAACCGAAGGGCTTCTCTGACTACTTCCTCATCAACGAGCAAATCATCGGCTGGGCTAAGGCCCAGGGTATCGCCGTCGGCCCGGCACGCGGGTCTGCCGCTGGCTCCCTGGTGTGCTTCCTGCTGGGTTTGACGGAAATCAACCCCATGCTGTACCCCGAAATGCTGTTTGAGCGTTTCCTGGACCCAGGTCGTGAAGACCCGCCGGATATTGACACCGACTATGAGAACGAGCGGCGCCACGAGGTGTTCGAGTATGCGCGCACCCAATACGGTGACGCCAACGTCGGAAACATCCGCAATTTCACCAGGTACAAGGGCAAAACCGCTGTCAAGGACGTGGGCCGGTCCCGCAACATACCCTTGCCGAAGGTGGAGCGCTACGCTTCCTTGATCGGCGAACCGCCGTTTGGTGACCCCCGCGAGTTCAACTCCGCCGAGGATGCAGCCACCTCATTTAAGGAGTGCGCTGACATTCTAAATGAGTACCCGGATTTGGAGCGTGCTTTCCGTATTGAGGGTGACATGAAAACCTTCAGCGTGCACGCCGCTGGGATGGTTATTAGTAACCTACCAATCCACGAAACTTGCGCTGTGTACAAAACCAAGAAGACCAGTGGGGAAGAAGCGGACGCCATTGCTTTCGACAAGCGGGACGCGGGCTACCTAAACATGCTAAAACTGGATTGCCTTGGTCTAATCACCATGTCGACAATTGCCGACGTCATCAAAATGACGCCGAGGCTTACCTTGCAGGACATGTACGACCTGGAGTTCAACGACCCGAAAGTGCTTAAAGCTTTCGCCGACGATGACTTGACTGGTATTTTCCAATTCGAGGGCCGCTCCACCCGCGGGATCGTTCGGGATATTTACACAGGCCGCGACGTCGTGCCGACGTTCATGCAACTCGCCGACATCAACGCACTGTCTCGGCCCGGCTCGCTGTCCAGTGGAATGACCGGCCGCTACATCAAGGTTGCGCGCGGCGAGGACCGAAAATCTCTGCACCCAGTCGTCGACAAGATTCTGGAGAAAACCAACGGCTGTCTTGTGTATCAGGAGCAGGTGATGCACATCGGCAAACAGTTCGGAGGCCTGTCCGACCACGAGATTGGCTTATTGCGCAAGATTATCGGCGCGAAGAAGGCCGGTGGCGCGTTTGATGAGTTCTGGGCCAAGTTTAAGGAAGGCTCAGCGCGGCTGCATGAGGCCAGTGAGAAGCTGACACGCGAAATTTGGGACTATATGGCGGCGTCCAGCTCCTACCTGTTTAATGCTTCCCACGCCATTTCCTACGCCGCCGTGGCGTATTGGTGTATGTGGCTGAAGGTCTACCACCCCGCGGCCTTCTACGCGGCTTCTTTGCGTTCAGCTGCAAAGAAAAACAAGAAGAAGGACTCGGTTGACCCGCAGTTGCCAATTATGCAGGACGCAGTCGCGCACGGCGTCACCGTCAGCCCGCCAATCCCCGGCGTTAGCCGAGCCAGCTGGTGGATTAATGAGGAAGGCTCAGGCGTTGTTGCCGGATACACCCAAATCCCAGGCATCGGCCCCCGCGTGGCGGAGGGCATTACGGCCCTGGAGTCTGTGACATCGTGGAGTGACTGCCTACCTGTTCGAGGTTTCGGGCCTAAAGCCTTGGATAAGGCCGAGGCTTTCTGCGCCAGCGGAGACCCGTTTGGTATCTCGCTAAGTGTCTCGGTTATTTCAGCTGTTCGAGACGCCATTGCTGACGGCAGAGTCGCTCTGCCTCACCCCACAACCGACCCCGCTCTTATGACAGGCCAGAATGGCCAAATCGAGACCTACATTGGCCATATTGTGGCTATTAAACTCGTCGACGTCATCCAGGACACCTGCACCCGCGAGAACAAAACCCGCGAGCAGGTTGTTGCTGAAATGGAGCGACCAGAGTTGTCGACGAAGGCGAAAATCATCACAATGGCGTCGAATGGTGTGGAGGTCCATGTGAACGTGTCCAGGTACAACTACCCCCGCCTACGCCAGGAGTTCGAGGGGCTGGACCTATCCAAGCCACATGTGGTTCACACCACGGGAAAGGTTTCCACAGACTTCGGTCCCGCCGTACAAGCGTCCCAGGTTACTGTTTTTGAGATGGAGGAAGAAAAATGAGCTACCAAGATGTTGTCCGATTAGCCAACGATGGTTTTCCGGTCGTCATAATCGGAGTTGACCCAGGTGTCACTACCGGAATCGCTGTCGCCGCGCTCCAGGGTAAGGAAGTAGGGTCACTGAATGAAGCCTACGTCGAGATGGGGCAGCTGTCATATGGTTTCAGCGGAAACGGCTTCGATATCATCGAATCCGCCAGCGCTGAGGAGGGTGAGGCAAAGGTTGCGGCAGAGATTGCACAGCTGGTGCGCACAGCTGTTTTACACGGAAGCCGTGTTGTTCTGGTTATTGAGGACTTCGTTGTCCGCCGGTTCGACAGCAGCCGCGAGTTCCTGTCTCCGGTGCGGATCATCGCGAGAATCCATCAAGAGCTAACCCACTACAAGGAAGTGGCGAACCAGGTGACCATAGCGATGCAGTCACCGTCCGACGCCAAGCAAACCTGCACTGATGAGAGGATGAAGAAATGGGGAATCCAGCCCAAGACACACAAGGACCGTCACGGATTGGACGCGGCAAGACATTGCGTCTTGTTCATCCGCAAGTTGATGGCCAATCCCAACCAGACGCTCCCTGGCTAGTCTCCTACGCTGACATCGCGTGGCTCGCGGGCTGGAAGCGCGGCGAAGTTCCGCGTAGGCGTTTCCAGGCGGCTGCAAAACGTCTCGGTGTCGAGTGGCACACCTGGTTTAACCGGAGGGGAGTTTTCTACCCTGAGGAGGCTCTGGAGGTGGTCAAGGAGATCGCCGGTAGGTTCGACAGCTCGCCGCACGTCGACTACCCTTACGTAGAAGCCAATGTCCTGTCGGCTGGAACCGACCTCGCCGACGGCTACCCGTCACACACTCTCTCCCGGCTAATCCACGGTGACCCCGACTGGGGTGACAGCGCGCGGTTGTTTAGGTTGAGAAGGGGAAATGAGGGCGGATGGATCGTGGCCCCGGAGCACCCCTGCATGAACTTGTACCCCTGGATCAAAAGCGGTACTCTTGTTTTTCGTAGAGATGCTATCGAAGAACTAGAAAAGGCAGGATACATTGTCGAGTAGGGAACTTGCTTACAGCGAGGCTTCTGAGGCGATGCGACAAACCCTCAAAGCCATCGAGCTTGACAAGCAACACAAAGTATATGGTCGAGAAGGCACCCAGGAGGTCTCCTGGCTGGCAAATGAGCCATTGAGCATGGAGGACTTGGGTGACACCATCTGGGCCTCCCTGGCAGCCACTGGGTTTGTTCTAACACACGACCCTGATCGTGCTCGACCAGAGGAACTCATGGTGGCGTTTACTGTTCGTCAGGCAGCGCAGCATGAGTCGTGAGTTGAAACCCCCGTGCGAAACGCGCGGGGAGCTTTTTGAGCTGTATAGAAGCCAGGAAGAAACAGACGGCCAGCGGGGACACCGCATTCCGCTGGCTTTGGCGGTGTGCGAAACATGCCCGTTAAGACTGAAAAAGAAGTGTGCGAAAACTCGTCCTAGTGGCCGGTTCGGTCATATCGGCATTTGGGGTGGAGAAATCGGAGTTAAGAATGAAGGCTAGAGAAGCATATACTAGAGCGGGATGGCCGGTGGTAGTTCCTGTATCCAGCGGGAAAAAGTACCCACCAGCCGAAGGGGTAACAGGAAACGTACCGGCTCCGAGCCACAAAGAGATGCTGGAGATATGGGAAAAGTACACGCCGACACAGCCTAACCTAGCGCTGCGCCTGCATTCTGGCCGAGATGACTTCGACGTCATTACCGTGGATGTCGACCACTACGGAGTAAAAACTGGCGTCGACACGATTCGCGAGCTAGAGAGGCAATTGGGAGCGTTCCCGTGGGCTGCTCCTATGTCGACTCGTCGCGACCCATCTACACGGACGGGACAGTATTTCTTCCGCGTGCGTAAAGGCATGTCATGGAAGGGAGCCATCGGCCCTGGTGTCGATGTAATCCAGGATACTCACCGGTATGCTGTGGTGTACCCGAGTATCGTCGAGGGCCTACAGTACCGCTGGTATGTGGACGGCGAACCGTCCGATATTCCTAACATCGACGATCTGCCGTGGCTCCCCGACGCCTGGCAAGACTACACTTCCGCTGGCGCGGCCAAAGAACACCACAACAAGTCCAAATCCAAGGTAGCAGCCGCGCCGCGCGGTAAGGCTCGGATGCGCGCCGCCATTAGTTGGCTCCGTGAAAACACCCTCCGCTACGGCCACAAGGACGCGCTGCCGACCGAGGCGATGCAGAAGACATACGGACCAGAATTCGTAGAGGCTCTTGGAGGAAACGCGCACGACACAATGTTGGCGGCTGTGCATCAAGCGGTTCGTCTGGCTCTAGAGGCTCATACAGGCTTAAAGGTGGCCCTTTCTCGGATTCGTCGCGCTTTTGTTGATGAGGTTACAGGCTCTCGCGCTGGTGCGTCGCGACGTACCGAGGAGTCCGCGTTGGCGGAGTTCGAGCGCGCGCTAATCGGCGAGGTGGAGAAGGCTGAGGTTGAATCCACAAACGGGACTCGTTTCCTCAGCCAAGATGTCGATGAGGAGGTGCTTATGAGGCTCAATCGGACATTCTTACGTCAGGCTGCGGTTAAACGTCCAAAAGGCGTTGACTTGTCGCTATTCCGCGACACAGATCGCGCGCATGCTGAGATGTTTGCGGCGTATTGGGGTCAAGACGTTTTAGTCACACGTGACAAAAACACCAAAGAGTTTGCCGTTTGGGACGAGGAGACCAAGCGTTATTCATTCCGCACTCAAAACGAGATGTTCCAACTTCTGTACACTGCAACCTCAGATCGTATCCGTTACGAAGCAGACAAGATTGCACAGCGCGCGGCTGAGCTAAAGAATGCTCTTGGCTCCCGCCAGGCTCCACCGGACACCGACGACCCGGACGATCTTTTCTCTGAAGCCAACAACCTGCGAAAACGCGCAGATAGTATCGAGTCGACTTCTAGGAGCCTAAATATCCTAAAACAAGTTCACTCTGTCTACGACCAGCCATCCGCGATCCAGGATTTTGACTCAACTCCAGGCCTCATTGGTTTGCTTGGTGGGGAAACCATTGACGTAGGAAGTCTGGACTCAATCGGTTATGCGCGCACATCTAAGCGAAAAGACCGCCTAACAATGAATACGCAAGTACGCTTGGTTCCAAACGCAAAGCACCCTGGATGGAATAAATTCCTTGACAAATTCCTTCCGGACCCAGAACTACGCAAGTTCACGCAAAAGGTGCTAGGATACTCCCTTGTCGACGGAAATCCGGAGAAGATCGTCGTGTTCTTGTGGGGGCCGTCGAACACCGGCAAAACGACCATCCTGGAGGCGTGCGGCGCGGCATTAGGCGATTACGGCGGAACCATTGACGCAAGTGCCCTATTCGGAAAGAGTAACCGAAGTGGCCCGGCCCCAGAGCTCATTGACAGCTTCTTCCGGCGATTCGTCTTCATGTCTGAGGTCGGCGACACGCATGTTTTGTCTGCCAACGCTATCAAACAGGCTACCGGTAACGACACCCAGAAGAACCGCTTGCTCTTCTCCAACGAGATGATTTCTGGCTCGCCGAAATTCACTCCCTACATCTCCACCAACACGGTCCCGGAGGTTAAAGGATCAGACAAGGCACTAGCCAACCGCCTTGTTGTAATCCCATTCCTTAGCGAGAATAAGCCTTCAAAGGTGAAGTGGGAGGAAGATGTGCGACGCAACCCGGAAATCCAGTCCGCTGTTCTCGCGTGGCTGCTTGAGGGCTGCCGAATGTACCTTGAAGAAGGGCTGGACCGAGATAGTTTCCTTGTTGAGGTAAGCAATGCCTCCGCTGAGTTCGCTTCTGATGTTGACCCTGTGTCAGAATTTATTTCCGAGACGCTGACAACCGGAGTCGACGGAGAGATTATGGAAGACCAACTATGGACCTTATGGCAAGAATGGTGCCTTGTGCGCGGCCTACGGGACTCTGAGGTAGGTGACCGACGGCGCCTGCGCAAGAGACTTAAGGGACACGGGATCAACAACCGTAGAACGATGGACAAAGACAGGAAACATTATCGTCTTTTTGTTGGAGTAAGCGTTAAATAAAAGAACCCCCCGCCTCAGTAAAGAGTAGCGGGGGTTTCATCACCTGTGACGATTACTTAGCAAGGTTGCTGCGCATCTTGTCGAACAGGGATTCAATGTCGGTGCCAACAAGGTCACTGACCGTGGCTTCGGGCTTGCGATGCTTGCCTTCCGCTCCGGCAGTCGGGGCAGCCTTGACGACTTCTTTGTTCTTGTCGGCGATGAAGTGCGTCAGCTCTTCTACCACCTTGTTGGTGATGTCCTGAGCGTTGCTCGGGGACACGCCGTTCTTGGTGAGGCGAGTGGACAGGGCCGCCAGAAAAGCGGCAGCAGCGCCAACGATCACCGCAGACTTGTCAACGCGACCAGTGGACGCGAACGTGGCTGCGATGGCAGCGAGCGCACCCGCGAGGGAGCCGACGAGGGAGTTGACGGTGTTGGCGTAGCGGCGGTACAGGGACTGTCCGGCGACATAGTCACCAACAGCGGCACCGACCTGGCTGAAAAGGTTGTTAGCCATTTTTACTTTGCAATTCCTTCCTTGACCATCCGGTCATGAACAATCTTATCAGGGTCTTGACCAAGGGCCCGGATAATGAAATCCATTTTCGCCTCAAGGCCGTAGGTGCGGGCATCACCGATGCCAGCCCACTCCTCGGCGGACATGAAACGTTCAGGGTTAATACGGGACTGAATCTGCATATTGAGCAGTTCCTCCAATTCGTCTAGTTCTTTGGGTGGATTGTTCGAGTAGGCGTACCCCTTCGGCGGGATCATGGTCGCCATCTGCTCGAACGAGCAAGCGTACTCGAAAGGCCAGAAGCCGGAGTCCGCGACATGGAAGTGTCGGCGTCCGCCGTTCACCTCGTAGCCGACGATACACACATAGTGGTATACGGTGCCACCGCCGTAGGACGGGGTGGTGGTGCCCAGGGTGGCCTGCGGGTAGTTGCTCGGCGGAACCACGATGTTGGCGATCACCGGGAAACCAGCGCGGATGCTGCGTTTCACGTTCTGCCAGAAGTCCTCCGACTCCGCGTAGGTCGGCGGGTCGTGCGGCATGTCGACGGTCACGTAGTTGGCGCCTGGGGCGTACTCTTCGATTACCGGCGGGAACAGGCCGATGTAGTCGGTCCCGTCCTCCGTGGTGCGCAGCTTCTGTGCGAGCTCAGCCTCCGGCACAAGTCGGCCAATCAGCGAGCTCAGCAGGGTTTGGGTGGATGCGGGGCCGCACCAGTACCCTGTTTCCTGCACAAGGTCGGTGTTGATGTACGGGAGAATAACCCGTTCGTCTGGTTCAGTCACAAGCTCCTCCGGTAGGATTGCGTCCCCGAGGGACAAAGCCTTCAGGAAACGCCGGTTGCGGTCTTCGATACCATTGGTGCCTCCGTTGATTGCGCGAGTTGCGCGCTCGAAGAAGCCCCAGCGGGTGATGTCGTCCAGGTTGCCGTCGGCAGCTGCGTCCGCGAACTCGTTGAGGCGTGGGCGGGCCACCGTCCAGTACCACACGGCCCCGAGGAAACCATACTCATCCGACGACAGTATCGTCGGCTTGTCAACAAAGAATGTAGGGGAGTCCACATACCCATTGTCGAAAGCCCAGCGGCTCAAGGCCGCGGAGTTGTTGCGGCCCGTCACCTGAATCGGTCCGCGGCCCTTGTAGCGGGGGCCGTCACCGGCCTGGGTGTTGCCAAGGTCGCTTCGCCATTCGTAGGCACTGCCGTCCGCGTACTCCTCCATCGCATCCAAGCCAACACTCTCGTGGCCTAGTTGTGCAATGAACATGGCGGCCCGCGGGATGTTGGTGCATCCCGCCTGGACCAGGGCGCGGTTGAACGCCGGGGCTAGTTGCTCGTAGCGCGCAAACGGTGCGCGGTTAAACATCACTTCCGCCAAAATATGCGGTTTAACCATTCGTTACCTCCTTATTCGTCGTTCGTAACGCAGGTTGTCTTCCATTGTTCCGCCTGACTCTTCTTTCGACCCCCCTGCCGGGGTTCGTCCGGTGTGGTTGGACATGAGGAGGCAGGTTATGTTGTTCCACTCGAAACCGCCGTACCAGTTTCTCCAGTTATTGGAGCGAACCCACAGGCGCACGCTGTAGCCCGCGCGGGGGACCACAATGGCCTCGGAGAAGTGAAGAGTAGCCTCAATATCCGCTTTTGTGGTTGTTATTCGGGTTTCACGCAGCTGGTCGGTTTCGGTGTAGGTTTTTAGTTCATTCCACGTGTGGTAGTTGCCCTGGTGGCCGCCTGTAGGAACTAGTCCCGCTGTTGCGCGGGTGAACACGATCCAGGTTCCCGGCTTGTCGAAAACCACGCGGCGGTTCGCCACGTCCAGGTGTGCACCCTGCGACGCACCGAAAGTCTGGTTGAACGGGATAAGCCGCTCGTTTTGCCGGGGGTCGTTCCAGCCGATGTTTTTCAAGGCTTGTAGCAGGCCGCCTCCAGCGTTGACCGTGGTGTCACAGTACGCAGAAATGTAGCCTTCTGGGATCAAATCAAGACGCTGGGATATTTCTCTGTCGAGGGCCTGCTTGGCCTCGGCGATTTTTGCCTCTGTTGCCGGGATAATGTCTGTTTTGATCCGCTGGACTTCCTGCTTTGTGCTGGTGATTTCACCCTGAGCGGCAGAAACCCCGCCTGTGTTTGTTGTGATGCGTTTGTCATGCTCGCCGAGCTCCTTGACAATATTGCCGAACACACTGTCACCCGCAACCGCGTTGACTTTGACAAGTCCGGTTTCCGCCAGTTTTTCTGCGTCGGTACGGTCATCATGGCGCAGACCACCAGGCTGGGTGATGACAATGTCGCGTCGGTTAACGTCTGAGGGCGGTATCGCCGCTGATTCCGCTGGGTTGTCCCACAGGTCTTCATTCCAGTGTGGGTGGTTCACGATCTTCGACACTGTCCATCACTCCCTTCGTAATCTGCTGGTCAAGGTCATTAAGTTTTCTGATGAGGATTTTGATCCGTTCTGTTTCTTTCCCGCCAATGTCGGCCAGTTCGTTGCGCAGCAGGCGAATCAACTCGCTAGCTACTAGTTGCCATCTGGAAAGCATTTTCTCGGTATTCTGCGTCACCTTACTCTCGGCTCGCAGCTCATCGATTTCCCTGGCTAGTGTCTTGTAGCTCCGGTTCATTGGTTTTTTGATGCTGAACCGAATGTTTTGACGAACTGTACCAACGAGAACTGTGATGGCCACCACAAGGAAGGTGACTTGGCCAAGAGTTGTTGACGTGTCCAACCTGCTAAGGTCGGGGAACGTCACTACTCGACCCCCTCAAAAAAGTATATTTGCGCCAAAATAGTATGGATTGTTCCAATAAACAAAGCCATAATCCCAACCCCGAAGAAGGGGCTAGGGCTGTGCATGATCCCACCGATTGACCACACGAGACCAAGGGCGGCCCACACCGCTCCGGTAATAATGTGGGCTGTGCGGACATGCTTCATTTTGGCCACGCACACAAGCAACATGATCCCGGCCAGAGGGAAAATCACATCCCAAAGCTCAACGCCGCCAAAAGTAAGCGACAGCCACCACTCATCCGGCGGGGTTTTGGGTTTAATAAGCATGGATGTCGGACCAATGAAAAGACCGCCGAAGGCAATCGTCATTACAGACATAACAAAACCCAGCCGTTGCAGGGCCGAAACCGTGCTGTCACCGCGGCGGTCCTTCGGGTCAATATTGACCATCCAGTTTGTGTTTCCGACTGTCATCCGAGCACCTTGACCTGGCCTGCGGCGTTCTTCATCTTCAGTTGTCCGCCGTGCGCGTACACAACAATTCCGCCGACAGGGGTTGCTGGTTCGTTTTCCACGAAGTTGAATTTCGCTGGCATATTAAACTCACCGGGGGCTATCTCCCCGCGGTCGCCGAACAGGTTGCGCAGCATAACCCAGCCACCGCGGGTGTACACGAACCCGGTTTTTGTGACCTTATTAATGGCGAAAAACTGTTTGATTGGGGTACCAAGGGCACGCATCCGTGAGGTGCGGTCTCGTAGCTTCTCCAGCGCCATGTTGTCCGACTCCTCGTCCAGCACGAGGTCAATCGCTAGACTGGAGCCGGGAGGGCCCTGTGGACCCTCTTTACCGGGTGGCCCGGAAGGAATCGGCAACTCGGCCACGCCGTCCTCCACAAGGAGAAACGCACGACGAGTCTTCTTAAAGTCGAGGGCATCCCCATCCTCGCTGAACCGCAGCCTAACTAGGATGTCCCCTAGAGTGTTTTGATCTGCCAAAGTGTTCTCCTTATTCTGCGTTGAAAGCCGCGGTTATGGCGCGCAGGAACTGCGCGTTGCGGCGGGACTGGATTGCCCACGGCTCCTCTGGCCTATCTGATTCTCCAAGGCGAACCTCAAAAACCACGCCGTTTTCACGGTTCGCGGTCAACGTGACCTGTTTCAGTCGTTCCGGGATGATGCGGTCACTGTCGTCATCCTCCCAGCCAACCGGGTCCAGGAGGTCGAAGTCCTCAAATACCCTGAATGGCAGGAACGAGTTCACGTTACCGGTGAACTGCGCGGTCTTGTACCCGAGGGCACTGTACCGCTGCATACGCAGAGCCTGCGCCGCGTCGCGGGAGTAGGCTGTGTAGCCTTTCCCGCCGTAGTCCTCCGGCAGGGCGAAATCACCAAGGAAACGCTTCTGGTCGGGGTCTTCCGCGCGTTGGTACGCGAAGAAAATGTCCTCCAGCTTCCCGGTGATCCAGCCGGTGAGAGCTGAGAACCCTATTCCTATTAATCTTAACACCTGCTGGATAAGCGTCCTTGCGATGAGCTTGATACCCTGGTTCAAAAACTCATTCGACTTGCCACCGGTGATAGAGCAATAGGTGGTGGGGGCGAAAGCATTGACTTCCTGCTGGTGCCAGTGCTCGTCACTGGAGCGCAGAATCGGCCACGACACGTTGTAGCGGCCTGTATCCGTGCCGAAAAAGTCGCGTAGGAACTTGGTGTCAACGGTCGGCTGCAGGCTCGGCGGAATGTCGTAGCGTCCGAAAATACCGCGAATGAACGTGCGAATCTCGTGAGTAATCTCCGCAAAGAAGGAACGATAGGTCGGGTTGAGCCTTGTTCGATCCTTGTCAATGAAGTCGATGACGATGCCCGGCTTGGCCATATTGATTCCGCTAATTTTCGGGTCTCGGCCAGGAACATAGCAGTAGACATCCGGGAGGATGTTGTTATCTTTACATGTCTCCGCGACAAGCTCTGAAATCGGCGTCATCTCCGCCACAAGCGCCACATTCGGTGTGGTGTCCGCTCCTTTAGGGGTCGGCGGGACGATCACGGGGTGCATGAAAGACTGTAGGTCACGCCACTTACCAGGGTCGTTCTGGTAGTCCGCGAGCTTGTAGTTGGCGATGAGCCTATGCTGGTTAGCCTGAAGGCGAACGGCGGCCTTGATGACGTAGTTTTTCATCACATGGATCGCCGGGCCTAGCGCGATGTCCCGCTTCGGGAACTGCGCGTTGAGCACCGCGAACGGACTCGGCCACGCCAGGATATGCTGTAGCCACACTTTGTCATGGTCCAGCTCCACCTTGATGGTGGACTGGGGTCCGTTGCCGGTGCGGGTGCTGCGGCTGACACGACCAGTCCAGGTTTTGATTAGGCTGCCAGCGCGGTACACCAGGAAGTGCACGAGGCACACCTGCAGATTGGACCGCATGAAATGCTTAGACCAGGCGCTGGTGCCGCCGATGGTGAAGGAGCTGGCATCAGACGAGTCCGCCTCAGACGTCCAAGTGATGGACAGGTCCGACCAGTCGCCGACGTCGCCGAGGTAGCGCGCGGTGCCGTCGCGGACTTCGATCCGTACCGTGTACTCGTTGTCGGACTCTACGGACTGCCTCCGCTGGTGGAGGCTGGTTTGGTTGAAGAATTCGCTTATGTCCATGACGTGAACTCCGGCGAGTATTTAAGACGCGGCAGGCCATCCCCGGAGCGGGTTTCATCCGTCACGTGACGAATCTCCAGGGTGTTCATGGTTTGCGGCTCCAAACAGAAACGAGGCCGCTGGCCAACCATACTTGGCCACAGGTTCACAATAGTGCCGTTTTTCTGGCGCTTGAGGAAAGTTGGATTCTTCGGGTTGTAATCGAGTTTGGCGACCTCACCCTCGGCCAGGCCGGGGGTGCGCAGGTTCGGCTGTTCATAGCCCAGCGAAAATTCCCACTGGCCGGGGCCGGGAAGGTACAGCTCCGGGTACACCCGAGGAGCCGTCGACGCATTGAAGAACGTCACCCTGTAACGCTTGCCGCCAACAGGCTTGAAAACCTTTTCTTCACGGTAGCCGAAGAAGTACGCCGCGTCGGACGTCCAACCCCACTCCATGCCTTTGATGGTGTTGTGCAGGCCCCAGTCCTTCTCAATGGTGCCCTGCCCCGCACCCTCAGCGGCCATAGCCGACAGGTAGCGAGGCTCGCGTCCGCGGGTGAGGAACCATAGGCGACCAGGTGAGCCGTGTTGGTGGTTTGCGTACCAGCGATCCTTGTTGCGATACAAGTCGGCGACGTCCTCGCCGAAAATGTTTATCGACGCTTTGATGTTACGACGGGTGGCCACCGCCGACACAAACTGTGAGCCGGGGGTGTTTGCATCGGCGTCATAGCGGTATTCGGTCACCGGCAGCTCCAGGCCGTCCATTCCGGGGGCCAATTCGACCCCCAGGTTAGCACGGTAGGCTTTAGGGCCCGAAAGGAAGAAGCGGTCGCCGTTGACCCACTTGGAGCCGTCCCATGTGGGTGGCCCCTGGTAGATAATCCATGTGGGCTGGTCGGTTTTCAATGTCACCTCGTCCTAATCGTCTGTCGGCGCTGCTGCTGGTATTGCATGTGGTTGACCGTGTTAATCAACTCGCCGCGCGACATCCCGGTGTTGATGGTTCCGATGAACGGAGCCTCACGGCCCGCTCCAATGGAGCCACTGGCCACAGTCTCAACGGCAGCTGCGATGGCTCCGGGAATGAAGCCCTCCAGGTCCGTCTTCAACTGCTTGTCCTGTTGGTTGGAAATAACAGCGACGTTGTGCGCCAGGCCGGAAGGGTCACCGGCGGCTGCCGCCTGCCACGCGGGGATCGCAGCAGCGATCTCCTCTTGACTTGATTTTACAACGTCGTAGAAGGTGACCATTTCGCTGGCCAGGGCACCCAGGCCGGTAACGGAGCCGAGCTGTTTTACGGTTTCCTTGCCGACCTTCTCCTCGGTGGTTTCCTCACGCGCGTAGGGGTTGGTGCCGTCGTCGCCGAGAACCTTGTACCCGTAGTAGTACTCACCGGTTTCCTTAAGCTTCGCAATCCGCTGGTCCTCGGCTTGTTCCTCCTTGCGAATCCGCTCCTCATCGGCGTTCAGCTCCTTGCGTAGAGCCTCATCCTCCTCCTTGTGGCGAGCCTCCACCGCTTTCTTCTGCTCGTCGTTGAGGTCTTTGAGCTCTTCCTCGTGGCGCTTACGAAGCTCCTCCTGCTTCTTCTTGTCGGCCTCCTCCGTGGCTTTCTTGCGTTCCTCACGAGCAGCGTCGCGAGCCTTCTGCTTGGCTTCGTCCTCTTCTTTATCCAGGCGCTCCTTGGCGGCCTTCTCGGCAGCCAGGTACACACTCGGGTCGGCGGAAGCCTCAAGGGTCTTCGACAGGGCGTAGTTGCCGCGTTCGAAAGCCTTGTTGATTTCACCCTGGTCACCCTGGACAATCTTGTTCAGGTCAACCGGGTCTAGCTTCATGGTGCCGTCGATGCGGGACTTGAACACGTCGTGCAGGGAGCCTGCGATATGGTCAACCTGGTCGTCACGGTACTTAGCCATGTCTCTACGAATACCCTGGATGCCAAGGTTCAGGCGTCGGAAGCCCTCCTGCAGATCGTAAGGCTGGCGCTGGTAGGCGGAGATCATGGCGGGCATGAGCTCAAACACGAACGAGTTGAATGCGCGGGTCTGCGCAGGGGACAGCACCCGCTCTGGTTCAAGCGTGTACTTCGGCATATAGCCGATACCCAGGGCCTCGCCGCCGCTGTCGTAACCGTGGCCGTGGCCCCACATGGAGGTCAAGTCGTTGCCGTACTTCGACTTGTAGTAGCGCAGGGCTGCGTTCATGTTGGCCCACGGGTCACGGCGATCATCCGGCAGGGACGGGTCACGATAAGAGGCGAACGTGCCGGGGATGATCTGCAACAGGCCGACGCCCGCGCTATCACCAGTGCCGTTGACGTCGACAATCTGCTGCGAGATGCCGGGGTTACCACCAGACTCGGACTGAATCTGCTTCAGCATGGCGTTGACCTGCGCGGGGTCGTCGGCGTTGAACCCGTTGCGACGCATTGCCTCCATTGCCATTTCACGCCACGACTCAACATCGCCGGACACGCCGCCAGCGCCATCGTAGGAGCCAGCACCGCCGCCGAAGCGCGGAATCTTGCTGAAAATGAAGTCTTTGACGCCGTCCAGAACCTTGTTGGTGAGAGCGTGCATGGCTTGGCCAGCAATGCCAGCGAAGCCTTTCATCTGGTCGCGGATCGGATCGAAGGCTCCGCCAATAGCTTCCTTGATCTTATTGAACATGCGGGACCAGAAGCCGCCGCCGTTGCCGCCATTACCACCGGAGATGAACTCGCCGAGGTAGTCGGCCAGGGTGTAGTGAAGGCTGAACAGGGGGTTGTCGGAGCCGCGAGCGCCGCCGCCAATCTGCACGCCGTGGTCACCAGCGGACTCGATGTTGACGCCGTCGATGGTTCCGGCCATGTGTGAGTTGGGGCCACCGCCACCACGCATAATACCAATGGTGACGCGACCATCAAGGCCGGGCTTGAAACCGAACTGTTCGAACGCGGATTCGGTGCTGAACAGGCGGCCTGCGCGGAGGTCTCGGCCGTTGAGGAAGTTAACCACGCCAGACCAAATACCAGAGCAGTCCCACGAGGGATTGCCGTCGCCGCCGTATTGATAGGGTTTACCATGCTCAGGCTTAAGGGCTTCGAACAAGGCAGCGATCCGACCGTCAAGGTCGACAACACCGCCGTTGGCGTAGGCTGCACCCTCGCCGAGCATCCGCTGAACGCCTTTAACACCCTGTTTGCGGGCCACATTGTTCATGGCCTCGACGGCAGCGGGGCCACCAACAGCCTTGGTCCATTCGGGACGCATGATAGCCTCGCCGCCGGACAGAGCAAGGCTGCCGCCGGTTGGGCTCCAGAATTTGTGCGGGTCGCGTCCTGGGCTGTAGCCAGGCATCACACCACCCGTTGCGAAGCGCATCTCATCCACGGCCGGCACTGGCGCCAGGTTTCCGAGTTTACCGCCAAGGAACTTGTCGTTGATGTGGTTCCACGTTCCGACAATGCCCTTGTTCACAACAATGTCGATGAACGCACGAACCGGGTCGGCGAAGATTTTCTTCAACAGGTTCCAGTGGTTCTTGATGCCGTCGACGCCAGCCTTGAAGATGTCTTTCAGCCAGTCGATGGCTGGCTGGAAAATATGGTCAACAACCCAACGGAAGCCGTCGCCGGTTTTGCGTAGCGAGTCGCCAAGGAAGTTGAAGTAGGGGACAACGAGGTTGTTGACGACCCAGCCGATGGCGTCCGCGAGTTTATGGAAAGACCAATCCATGAAGTCGAACACCGGTGCGATGACGTTGCGGATTGCGAACCCGATTACTGCGGAGATGATGTCCCAGGCGGCCTTGATTACATCGACAAGGAAGTTCATAGCCGGAACGAGGATCGCCGAAGCTGCGTTAGCAATCGACACAATCATGCTCACTAGTGGAGGAATCAGCGGAACGACCCAGTTAATTGCCTCAACCAGGGCCTGTCCGATAAGACCAATGAGTCGACCAATCGGGTCCAGGAGCGGTATCACTGCTCCCAGGATTTGCCCGAGGCCGTCTGAAATCACCGGCATGACCGGGGCCAGCGCGTTCAGGATGTTGAGGATCGCGTTACCCAGGATTTCCGCCAGCGGCTGTAGGGCGTTGACCAGCTGCACGATCACAGAATCATGGCCGGTGAACAGCGGGGCCAAAACTTCAAGAATCTTGGCGCCAATCTGGCCAATCAGGTCAAACACCGTTGTCACCACAGGCATGATCTGGGTGAGGGTGTTCACCGTCGACGCGATGATCGGCGACATGGCGACGAAGATTTGGCCGAGGGCATTACCGACCGCCTCGAATACAGGTTTCATAGCCTCCATTGCGGGGCCAAGCGACTCGATGATGGGGGTGAGAGCCTGCGCCAAGCCTTGGCCAGCCAGGGACAGGCCGTTGACCAAGCCTTCAATCAGCGGAGCTACAGCCGCGCCAAGCGCAGAGAGCGCAGGTGCGAAGCTTGCCAGCATATCACCAAAGGCGCGGCCAACGCTGTCCGCGACGTCCCTCACAGGCTGCAAACCCTCAGCGAGACCGCCGAGTGCAGCTGCAAGACCGGGAATAGCACCCGCGGCGAAGTCAGCGAGAGTGCCGCCGACCGTCGTCACAATCGACAATACAGGACCAAGAACCTGTCCAAGCTGCGATGCCGCTGCCGTAGCAGACTGCATGAAGCTCAGGAGCTGCGCGTAACCCTGCGTACCCTCGTCGGTGGCTGCCTTAAGCTGTTGTGCGGCTGCCGCCATGCCGGCGAGCATCCCACCTCCGCCTTCCTGGCCAGCGTGAAGAATATTGCCTAGTGTTCCGAAAACACCACCGAGGATGTCTTTCAGGTAGCCAGCGTTGCGAATCGCGGACTGGATCATCTCGTCGAAGCGGGACATGCCCGTAGTGGGGTCTACCTCCTTCAAGCTTTCAGCCCACTCGCGGAAACGCTGGGAAGCGTCCGCGAAGTATTGGCCAAGCGGACCCATGAACTTGGCACCCTGCTCCGCAAGTGAACCAAATGCCGCGATCATGTTTGCCAGGACTGGCCGCATCGCCGCCGCCATTTCGCTAGCGCCGCGTACAATCTCCGCCACTCCGGACTTGGCTGCGGGGGAAGCAATCTCGGCGAAAGCGAGCTTCAGGGCAGAGTTCCAGTGGGTGGCGATGTTCAGCATCCCGGCACCAAACTCAGGGATGACGTTTTGGAACGCTTCCCGGATAGAGGGGCCAAGGTTGTCTAGCAACCGCTCCTGAGTGAGCTTCTTCAGTTCACGCCAGGCCGGAGAGACTTCACGCAGGCTACGCGCCACGTTCTGTACCGACGGCGCCATGCCTTGAATGGCCTTCTCGAACTCCTCAGCGGACTCGGTGTTGAAGGCGGCGCTTATGCCCGCCTTAACATCTTTTAAGCCAACCTTAAGGACTGCAAAGCTGATTCCGGCCATACCAATGAGAGCCGGTGTGGCCAGCGCCGCACCTTGTGCGACGCTCACGAGCGCACCACCGATAGCTAGCACGCCGCCGATCACAG